GCCGTGGGTCATAAATAGACTTGCCCTGAACCAGAGCTTTTACGTTTTGCGGGGAATACTTTTCCCACGTTTTCGCTGAATGCTCGTTTAAAGTCCACTTCATCGCCAGATAAGCAATGCCATCACCACGATGACTTGTAGTGTAATTTGGCAGTGGGGTCAACAGACTATCTGCCGTTTGAGATGCGTCTCCTAGATGTTTGTTAAATGTGCAGATGGCGGTTGAGTTTTTGAACCCGAAAGGACCAGAACCATCAACCTGTCCACCCGCAGCATTACCAGAGCCTATATCTGCGTTTGGTATAACAAGATCATCCATGTGGATGTCGGTGATGTTGTTTAGTTTGTGACCTGCGAGAACCACTGTTTGATACAGATCTTCGTTATCTGTCCCAGCAAGAGCAATAAACGATATGGGGCCAGAAACTAAAGCTTGTCCATAAATTATCTTCTGTGGCTCTGTGGTTGATTTAACCGTTCTTTGCCTGGATGCGTCTGTATCAACGGTAGGTATGTCAACCTCAAAAAGCGACATTGCTTTATATGCAACAAGCGCCCCGCCAACGACTACCGCAGCACCAATTGCTAATGCTGCTCCCGCTGAAAGTCCCATTGCAACAGAAGTTCCGGCAACCAAAGAAACCGTAGACATTGCAACTTGCAATAAAAAGGGTACTACTGGTGGCATAATATCCACCCCGCTGCTATATATTCAGATGGCATTCTGATAAATCCTTTTTGCGTTAAACAAACAGCTTCTTTACTCAATTTAACTCCTAACAACTGCCCAGACGGAAGCTTTAAAATAACAGGGCTACCATCTGGAATGCTATCAATGTCCTCTGTAGGCTCACCTAGAACGGTTGAAACCGTGTCTTCTAAGTCACCGTTGCTCTTGATAATACTGTATGCGTCTTCTTCTGAATTATAGTTGAAATCGGCAAGATAATCTTTGCCTGTTAGCTCTTTTACAATGAATCCTGCAAACTGGCAGCAGTCCACCGACCCGTAATCAAAGTCTTTTTTCTCCCATTTGTTAAGCGCCTGCAGAACCCTAAGTTGCATTAACGAGTATTCCCGTCACCTGTTTCATCAGGCTCAGTCTCGTAGTTAAAATTATTGCCGCCTGAAGTTGGCGCACCCCATTTAATCTTTGCACCTTCTACCTTGTGCATAAAGTTAAAAAACAGATCACCTGAAGACTTTTCCTGTTGCGCGACATTGGTGTACATCAGATTTAGAGAGCGGTTGAAGTTTGACAGCTCAGATTCAGCGACTAGCTCAATTGCATCACCTCCGTCTGCTCCGACAGTTACGTTCATTTGATCCATGAATCCCGCCCATATCTGAGTCGGGTCCGCAATCAAAGCGTCATCAGCATCAAGCACCCCAAGATAAACCGTGACAGGATGCAGGTAATAATCCTCAGTCAATGCAGCGCCAGAGATTGTTGCGTCTAATCCGCTTAAAGTCAGAGTGATAGAGTATGGGCTAACATCAAGGCCTTCTTGGACCTGACTAATAGATCCCAGATCACCAACGCCTAGCCAATCCTGAGATCCCCAAGTATACGTTCCGATTGAGTTATGAACGTAAACAGTTCCAGACGGGAACTCTAGTTTTGCGAAAGTAACAATCGCGACATGCTGCTGCGCTAATGCTGTCGCTACATCATTAGGAAATCCTCTACTCATGCCAACACATCCTCTACTGCGTCTATCGTGAACGATGACACTAATCCAGGCTTAGTATCCCAAGAAGCTGAACTTGAAAGCATGAACACTCCGTAGATTGGCTGAAGATAATCAATCTGCTGATCGTTAACAGTTGGCTTTCTGATCGGAGGTGCAAGCGGCATGCCATTTGTAGTAGTAGTCGTACCGTCAGAATTTGGTTTCGCAAAACTCAGAGCGCCGCCAGAACTGTTTACATCCTCTGTCACCATGTGCAACTCGTTGTTGAAAGCAACATAATCGCCGGCCTTCAAATATCCGGTCGTTGTGCCAGATGTGCCGTCAACTATTAAGACAGATCCCGTTTGGTTCGCGCCGTTTACTCGCAATGTGTCATCAGAAGGTGCGAGGCCGCGCTTAGTCGCTGAGTGATCGTACAGATACATGCGATGCTCCTGACCATTCAACTTAGCAAGAAATGCCTGCATGATGGCACGATCATTCCCAGTAAGATTGTTAAATTGCATGCTAACCTTCCACAGAGATCCCTTCCTCGCTACAGTCTGAACCGCATTTGTCAGAGGGCTTTGAAACGTCCTTGTGTTAGTCACTAACTCAAACGTATTAGATGAAGGCGTTATTGATGGGAACATATAAACAGTCATTAGATAAATCTCCTGCGCCTCATGAGGTCTTGTATTGAAGCAACTGTCTGCTGCGAAGTCTGTTGCATGGCAGCGCGAATCTTCATGTCCACATTAGCATCAGCACCAGATGCGTCTATGTTATTGACTATCGTAACTCCTCCACCCTGACCCTTAGTGTGGTCAATTACCGTTTCATTCGGGTGCAAAATTGCTGGAAAACCACCCTTGCCGTCCATGCCTCCAGACCTACCACCGTTTCCAGTGAAACCACCTCCATCAAAGCTTTGCGCCTTGATCTGGGCAACCTGCCCCAATCCGGCAGCAATAACACCACCAGCCATAACGTAGTTTAAAGGAGGCGGGTAACTCTTATAAGCTACCGTTGCCGCAGTAGCCGTGTTCATTACCGCATTAGCGATGTTGAACGCCTTGCTAATTGCAAAAAGCTTCTTGTTGTTCTTTGCTATGCCGTCAAATTGACCACTAAGCTCTCCCAAGACATGTTCACTTTGCTCTGTAGCAGACATCATTGTAAATGCTTTCTTTCTCTTCTCGCCCTCAATAGTGGCTTTTTCCAAGAATGAAATCTTCTTGCCTTCTTCTTCCGCGGCCTTTTTGAGAAGCTCTTCTTTCTTCGCTAGATAGTCTTTAAGAGCATCAAGCTGAAACTCTCTGGCAGCATCCTCTGTCGTTGCGTTAACCAGCAGACCTTCGGCTATAATCTGATTGCGCTTAATAAAGGACTCAAACAACGCTTCTTCTTCAGTAAGTAAAGACTCTCTCAAGGATTCAATGTTGGCTATACCTGCCTGCTTATCCTGTTCAGCTTTAGCATCTTTCATTCTCTGTATTGCAGCATCAAACGCCTTTTTTTGAGTGGAGCTTAACTGATCTGTAAGTATGTTTGCCTGAAGTAGTTCTATGTTGCTTTTACCAAGTGCGTCAGCTTGAGCTACAACACCTTCTACGAAAGACCTCTTAGACTCTGCCAGAGCTTCTTCTTTCGCCGTTGCTTCGTCTGCGACCCTGTTAGACTCTTCTTGATTTTTTACTCGCTTTCTCAGCGCCATCGCAAGATTTATTTGACCTTCCTTCAGGCCCTCGCTTGCCAGATTATGACGAATAAGAGCTTCTTCGCCTTTTTCTAAAGCGATTAATTCCTTTTCATACTCCTGAATGACCTGAGAAAATGCCTCTGTTGCATCTTCTTTTGCTTTTGTTGCATCGTCTACTGCTTTGGTTGAATCCTTGTACGCCTTGTTAGTGCCGTTTAAAATATCCCTTAATAGCTGTTCCTTTGTAGCGGCATCTTTAACCGCAAATACGTTTTCTCTCAAAGTGCTATTTATTTCAATTAGCTTATGGTTCTTCTTGTCTGATGCATCCTTAGAAGAAACCAGTTTGTGAGTATAGTCAGCAAGAGCTATGGCAGCTTCAGACCCACCTTGCCCCAAAGCAAAGAACATGGTTTGCAGCTTTTTTGCCTCTTCTTTGCTGACGTTAAGCTGTTTTGACATGTGAGCAAAGGAATCTCCCATCTTGATCACGCCGTGCATCTCTGTCCCGCCAAGAGCGTCACTAAGCCTTAGATCAGATGCTGCCTTACTAAAATCCTTCATCGCTAATTCGGCAGCTTTAATTGAAGTTACCAATGCGACCTGTATTCTAGCCTCGGCAAGCTCTTTGCTTTCTTTTGATAGTTTTGCGAACTCCTTGGTAACCTTCGCAGTAGAAGAAAGAAAATCAACTTCCAATATTTTTGCGGTTAATTCAGCGGATTTCTTTAGCTCGTCCATTGCGCTTTTAGAGCTAAACAGTTTTGGCGCTAACGTTGTGCCAATTGCCGCACCGACTGCCAATAAAGCACCAATCAAAGCACCGTTCTGTCCGAACAAAGACGCAATCTGCGAGCCCTGCTGACCGAATACTAAGAGCGCGTTCTGACCCATCTGCAACTGGACTGAAATGTCCTGTATTTGATGGCCTAGCTGTCCAAAGCCGCCACGCATTATTCTTAGGCCGCCTTTTGACGCGTTTTTAGCAGCATTACCTACTCCGGTAGTTGCGTCCCTTGCTCTCTGAGCCTCCTTGACCAGTTCAATCTGCTCATCATTAAGACCCTGCATTCTCAGTCTAAGGATCTGAATATCGTCAGCAGTCTTGCCCGCAGCATCTCCTTCAAAGTTTAATTGCTGAACAGCTCTAGCGGTAATTTCTTCCGCTCGCATATCCTGATCTGCTTTAAGCTTGGTTTGCCTGGAGGCTTCTTCTTGCGCGGCAGCGTCTCGCTTGTGCGCGTCAATGGCTTGATGAAGGGTGGAGATGTGGTCTAACTGAGCCTGACTCGCGCCATGGTTAGCAGCGGTCAACAGGTCTAGCTCTTTGGCTGACTTCTTGAGTACCTGTACTTGAGTCTCAAGACCAAGAGCAACCTTGTCTATGGCGTTCTTACGAAAAGCTTCGGAGGTTTTCTTCGCTCGCTCTACATTACGAGCATAGGAATTGAATCCTAATTTAGTCTGATCATCTATTAGGATCTTTGCTAGGACTGTGTCTCTTGTCGCCATCTGATAATTCTCTTTTTACTCTAAAGAAAGTCCACCAATGATCAAACTCAGAAACAGTCATTTCTAGGATTGTTGTTAAGGGCTGACCAAGGCGCTCTGCTAACTCGTACATATAGTATAGCTGAGTAGGGGTGTCTTGGTCAGTTATAAGTTTTTTCCCCTGTCCTCCTCTGACTCATTGTCAGCGGCAAGAACAAACGTAGCGAGCCTAGTCACTATGTCTGGATCTACTTTTTTCCTTAACGGAACCTTGTCTTCAAGGGTGAATACTTGGTCACCATTTTCGTCATTAAGACCAAAGATCACCGCGTAGATTAGATAATCTGTGTTATCCGCATCCGCACGGCGAAGCATCCTAGCTTTGTCATCAAGCGTAAGATTCTTCGCATACAAGGTGACCTCCCATTCTGGGACTTCAATCTTGCGTAATTCTTTGGTGCCAAAATGAGCTACAGCGTTCTCAATTAGCTTCGGCATATTAAGAAACCGTAGATGATGCTAGTGCGCCGCTTCCTTGTACAGAAATACTAGCTTCAACCATTCCGTCAAAGCTTGAGCTTCTTGAAACGCCTGTCACTAAAGCCGTACCGGAATAGTAAGTGTCACCAGAAGTATCGCCTTCAGGATATAAAGCCAAAGTAACACTGGCTCCAACGGTTAAAGCACCTTGTCCTGAAGAATCCGTTTCGTCCCAAAAGCAATCTACTGAGCCAGAAAAACTGGTCAACGTGATTACATGAGTTCTCGCGGTATCTGCCATCTTCGTTGTTTCTACGGTATCCGCAGATTCTTCTATGGAAAATGATTTAACTTCAGCTACAGTGTTGCTGCCGACTTTAACAATTCCATCGCGTCCGATGTGACTAGCCATTATTCAGACTCCTTATCTGATTTAATTTCAGGATCAACATTATCTTCAAGCTTTTCAGCCTTCTTAGACTTTGCCTTCACCTTCTTTTCTTTTGTCCAACCTAAGTTGATCATAGATTCTACTTTAGACGGATGAGCATCAACTTCGCCTGTGCCGTCTGGGCTGTATAACTTCATATTATATCACCTATATTCCTGTGGAAGGAGCGTTTTGTGCGGTCCTATATTCTACAACATAATTCATTGTTGCGTACCCTATCGGATTCTCACCGTCACCATCATAATCTATGTCGGTGGACTCCAAGTAACTAAACCTCACCTTGCCGTTTAACTTTGGATCGGTTCCCATCGCAACCTCTACTTCGGCACAAATGGTGTCTATTGTGTCATCAAAAGTAAGGTTAGCTTTTACATACGCCTCAATCGTCAGCGTCATGGTCCGGTCTATTCCAAGACCAGTACCCATTGTAGATATGCTGCTTGTCTCAGACTTAGAGTAAATAATCAGCGCGGGTAACGAAGCATCGCTCAACGGATAAACTCGCGACTCAAAGACATTGCTACCCGTTGTCGTAAGACCCGTCAGCGTTGTCCCTACCTGTTCCCTGATCTGCTGTCTTATATGACTCATTGCTGTTCCAGTTGGATCTCAGAGATGCCTGTGCCGTCCGGTCTAACGTTTACCACTTTGTATGTAATGCCGCTGATCACCATGGTGTCTTGGTGAGCTATGGACGCAGCGTCAGCAGTCCTAATAACTGCAATAGGCTGATTAACCTCTACCGCGACACTACCTGTCTCAACAGAATAGTAATCGTTTAGAAGAATCGTCTTTATCGTAGCCGCAGAACCACCAGACGGTGTATACACGCAGTCAACGCCAAAGTCATTCAGCATGATTAGCCGATCTGCGGCAGTCTCAACCATCCTTCTTCTTCTTATATGTTCGCTTCTTAGGGGCTTCAGCAGAGTCATCAAGAGCAACCGCTCTGTTCTCTACTTCTCTCT